AGCGATTGTGGACGGCAAACGGTTTATATGTCACGCCACGGTAAAAGAACGGCTGGCTATGGTCAACGCCGATCCGGAAAAACACGCCGCTCACATGGCGCTGCAGCGCAGCACAGGCCACGAGGTGACCGATGAAATCGACAAGGCACACCGCGCGGTTGACATCGGGCTGCGGAAGCGTAACGCGATCTATGAGCCGATCGACCTTGCACAGGCGGGTTACCAAGGCAAAACCACCACAGAATACCGCCGCGCGGCGAAATCCAAGGCTGCGCTTGAGAAAGAGAATCGTATCCGTTCTGGGAAGGAAGAAGACGCAGCACACGATACCGTGCTGGAAATGTTCATGCAAATGGGTAGAGAAATGCTTAACGGCGGCGCGGAATGACCCACGACTGATGTCAAAAAACGGCTACAAGGCCCTGCCCCGTGGAAGCCGGGGCCGCTCGAAAGGGCGCGGCGCTTACCAGTCAGATAGGAGGTATCAAAATGGCTGAAGCATTACACAATTATTCAGACAGCGGGTCGATTTACGAACGGGATCCGCGCAGCGCGGACGATCTTCGGGCAGCTCTGCGAGATCTGCAGAAGTACGGAATCACTTACGCTCAGGTAGCCGAAGCAACCGGCGTCAATCGCTCGACGATTAGCTTGTTCGTCAACAAGGGCGAGCTGACAAGCTTTTCCAACCTTGACAAGCTGCAGACGTTTGTCGATGGAAAAAAGGCGGAGATGCCCGCTCGCAGCGCGGATCCGGCGGTGCAGACGATCGGATTGTGGCAGACCGAAGAATTCACGGCGGCCATGGGGTGGCTGCGGTACGTGTGGGCGCATCGGAAAATGGGCGTTCTCATCGGCGCACCAGGCACAGGCAAAACGACGATCCTGCGCGAGTTCAAACGCGAGGTGCCCGGCGCGGTGTGCATTGAGGCCATGCCAAACATGCGCTGCAGAGATCTCTTTAACGCAATCGCCGACGGCGCGGGTATTCCGCTCGGTAAAGGCAACACCTACGAGCGTTTTGCGACGCTGCTGGATGGCCTGCGCGGGCGCAGCGACGTCATGATCCTCGTAGATGAAGCCGAGTACTTGCACAAGTGGGACGCCGATAAGTTCGAGTATCTTCGGAAGATTTGGGATAATACCGGAACGCCGGTCGTGCTCTGCGGCACATCGGCACTAGAACTGATCTTAACCAGAGGCGCAGGCAGGCAGAATCTTGCCCAACTCTACCGCCGCAAATATGAGTTACAGCTCAAAGGCCTTACGGCCAAAGCGGCGATACCCCACCTGCGCCAATACAATCTTACCACGGACGCCGCCGACCTGCTAGCCCAGATTGGCTCTGACACAGAACACGGCGGCCTCGGTAACCTCATCGAAATCCTTGAGCTTTGCCTTGAAACGGCGGCGGGTGACCAGATCAACGCCGACATGGTGAGATCCGCAAAACGCCACAAACTGATGTACTCGAGGTGAGCTGAATGGAATCGATCGTAATCTGTGCTTTCAGCGGCACTGGAAAAACGCTTCTCGCGGATAGTGAGAGCACCGTTGCCAAGGAAGTCGACGCGACGAATTGTCCGGATACCGTAGAAGGTGTTACCTACTACGTTGATTCCGCAGAAATCATCATCAAAAGCGGGATGTTTCAGTACGTTTTGCTCTCCTGCAGGTGCGACATTCGTAACGAGCTGGCGCGGCGCGAAATACCCTACGTGATCGTGATGCCACGGAAAGAAGATCTGAACGAGTATATGCAGCGTTGGCTGCGGCGTGGTACACCCACCCCGCTTTTGAGGTCGCTACAGGATAACTGGCAAGCCTACCTTACCAGCTGCGCAAATGATACCGCTCCTAAAATCTACCTTGAGCGTGATCAGTGGCTGAAAGACGTCCTGAAGCTTTACACAGGAATGAGCCAAATTACGGAGGGTCTGAACCATGGAGCATAAGCACGCACTGGGACAGGCGTTTTACGAACGGGCCGCCGATACTATGATCGGCAGGTCTCCGGAGGAACGGTTGGCCGTATTCAATCAGCTTTGGAACGAGTATCGCGCCGAATGCGCCAGCTACGATGAACACGTATGGTCATATACGGTAAAAATGACGGCAACCGACCATGAAATCTATGTGATATGTGATCAAGTGTTACAAGCAAACACAGGTTTGTCCCTGAGACAAATCGTTAATTACGCAAAGGAGATGGTAAAACATGGCACGAATGAAACCAAAAACGCAGCTCCCGACGCTGAATAGCTGGGACGAAGTAGACCTTGCCATCAAAGCGATCGGTGAGCACCAACGCACCGTCGAGGCCATCGAAGCCGTCATGCAGACGGAGATCGACGCGGCGAAGCTCAAGGCCAAGGAGGCCAGCGATCCGGAAGCGGCAAAAATCACGGCTATCTCGCTGCAGGTGGAAGCGTTCGCCGAAGCACACCGCGAAGAGCTGACACACAAGAAGACCAAACCGCTGCTGTTCGGCTCTCTCGGTTGGCGCAAGAGCACGAAGGTTAAGCTGCCGAAGGACAAGGAGCGGATTGCCAAGCTGGTCGATCTGCTGCGCCGCGTCGGCTGGCACGATTGCATTACGCAGGCGGAACCAACCATCAACAAGGATGCGCTCAAGCAGCACGATTTTGCCGAGGCTTACAAGCTTGGCATTCCGGTCGAGGTCGAGGACGTCTTCTGGGTCGAGCCTGCCCGCGACGAAATCCCCACGGCAACAGGGCAGCAGGCTTAACCATGGACGCTCGCATCAGTAACGATCAAATCGCCTGCATTTGGACGTTGGCTCGGAAGCTCGGCATGGATCGCGACGACGTGCACGCTATGGCCAAGGCCGCAAGCCTCAAGGACTTGAGCATGGCAGGCGCGATCCAGATGATCAATCTGCTCAAGGAGATGGCCGGGCAAGAAGTCAATACCGCACCACGCGGTAAACCGACCCCAGCGGAGATGGCAAAAATCAACGCCTTGATGCACCAGCTCGGTTGGGACGACGAACGCCTGCGGGCATTCATCGAAAAGCGTTTTCACGTTTCGCACCCGCGTTTCATGACCGATAAGACCGCCAGAATGGTAATCGAAGCCCTCAAGGCCATGGCCGCTGGCGGGCGCGGGGAAAGAAAGGAGGCAAAACCTTGATCGAGATCCCCAAATGGATGTACGAGGTAGAGCCGGAAGACCTGCCGGAGACGTACCAACACATCGTTGATATGGTTGGCTACCGTAACATGTTGGTACTGGTGGCGAATTACAGCGGCGGATACCTGTACGTGCCAAAGCTCGACCAGTTGCAGCGTCAGCTGCGCGATCAAAACCTGATGTCGGATTACGCCGCAGGCAGAACACCGCAGCAGCTGGCGCACAAATACAACCTCAGCGTAGTGCAGGTATACGAGATCATTAAGCAGCAGAATTACAAGACCGGTATCAAAGGCGATCAGCTTTCCCTTCTTCAGGACGGAGCTTAGCCCCAAAATATGGGGCGAACCAAGAATGGTGTTTAGCCGCCTAAAATAGAACGCTTAGATACCGGGGCACAAGAGAAAAACGGACAATAATACCGATGCGTAGAACGCATCGGTATTACTTTTTACGGAGCGCATATGAACAACGATTGGGTGACTTGGCTGATTCAGACGCTGATAGCGGCGGCGTTCGGTGTATTCTCCTACTTTTTCAAGAAGGATCAATCCGCCTTACAGACCCGGCTTGAAAAGGTTGAAAAGCGGCTGGACGACCATGATAAACAGATCGCCAACATGCCGTTTGTCTATGTCACTAAGGAAGACTTCATCCGGGCAATCTCCAGCATCAGCGCGACGATCTCGGAAAACCAAAAAGACACCAACGCCAAGCTCGATAAAATTTACGACCTAATGCTGCAATTAAAAAAGGAGAACTGACATGGCACATCAGTCGATCGAAGCGATCAAGAACCGAGAGGTGCGAGGCTGCATCATGCGCGCGCTCGCCCTGTCGCAGTTTACCCCGATCAGCAGCCACGCTTTGCAGATGGCTTTGATCGACAAGTGCACCGATATCATGCCGCAGGTGCACTATTTGCGCGATAAAGGCTACATCCGCGTTGACGACGTCAGCAAAGAGAACCTTGGCGGCATCCAGTATCTGATCACGCTTACGGCCACAGGCGTTGACCTCATTGAAGGCAGCATCGCCGCCGATCCGGGGGTAACGCTGTAATGGGCCAACAGCGGACGAAAAACCGCATAAAGTCGCGAGTGGATGAGCTGCCGCCGGAAGCGCGGGAAATGCTCAACACCCTGCTTGCAGACGTCAACTGGACGTATGCGGAGATCTCCGCCGAAATGCTGAAGAAGGGCTGGGAGATCAGCCGCCAGAGTATCGGACGTTACGCGTTGCGGCAGAATGCCGTGACCAGGCGGCTCATGGAGGCTCATGAGCAAACCACTGCCCTGCTGGCCATCGCAAGAAAAAATCAGGACGTAGAAGCAACTGAGATTGCAACGGCGGTACTGATTGACGGCCTGACCCAGCGCATCGCCACCGCGCAAGAAGACTTCGAGGATCTCCCGCTTGAAAAGGCAAGTAAGCTGCTAATCGCAGTACAAAGGTCTGCGGTGTACAAAGCCCGCATGCGCGCCACCCGCGCGCAGGCCTGCCGCGATGTTGAAGCAAACATCCTCGCTCGAATCCGCGAACAGGTGCAGGGTGATTCCGACCTTGTCGCCCGGATATCGGCCATCGTGACCGCCGCTGCGGTCGAAGAGGCAAAACGCCATGAAGACGAAAAGTGACGCCTGGTACGCGCTGCACGTTGTAACCGGTCAGGAAATGGAGATTGCGGGCATCGTCGGTATGATGCCGGGATGCACCGCCTCCGCGCCGCTTGACGAGCTGGTCGTACACGACAGCGTAAAACGACAGTTCAGCATGAGATACGACACGCTTTTCCCCGGCTACGTGTTTGTACGCTGTCCGCTCACGCCTGAAACTTACTACCAGATGATTGCCATTCCGGGTGTCCTGCGCCTGCTTGGTGTGACAGCAGCCGGAGATCTTCCGGAGCCGATCCCGGATGAAGACATCTGGTGGATCGGTTACGAACGAGAGTATCAAGGCTGCATAGGACTTTCGGACGCTGTCCGAAACGCCGAGGGACATATTGAGATCGTCAGCGGCGCACTGAAAGCACTGGAACCTTACATTAAGAAAATCAATGCACGGCAGCACTACGCAATTGTCGAGCTGCCACTGGGTGGGACGGTGCACCGGCTACGGCTGGGCGTCGTCGTTCGGTAGGGCGGTTGTTGGACGCCTTACCCTTAAGCAGTCCGGGAGGCGCGGAGGTTTGATGATTCGCCCCGCGCCAAACGGACGATCAAATGGAGGTACCGCCGCCACGGCAAAAGCCGAGGAGGGCGAAGCTATACCGGGGCATGCGCGAAGAGCGCCTTTGGGGGCCAAACCCCGTTGCCCCGACTTACCTCCTGACTGGCGGGGCTCGGCCTTTGTTCTTTCCCCGGGCCCCGAAACTTTGTCCACTCTCACCGGATCACGGTGTTCTATTTGGTACGGTTCTACTTCAGCGGAAAGGAGGGATGTATGCAAACCGTAAAAATCGACCAGATTATCAACACGGACTGCGCGCGACTGATGTCAAAAATCGCGTCGCAGTCCGTTGACCTTATCCTGACAGATCCTCCGTATGGAATCTGTTATCGAAGCAAAAGCCGCCGCCTGAGCCGCCAAACTGTCGAGGGTGACGAAGCACCCTATATTTGGTGGTTACATGAGGCTGCGCGTGTCCTGAAGGACAATGGCAGCCTTTTATGTTTTACCCGTTGGGACGTTATCGGCGCATGGCACACGGCGATTGAGTATGCTGGGCTGCGCGTGCGGTCGTGCATCGTCTGGGACAAAGGCGTCCACGGTATGGGAAACACGAAAGCGCAGTTCGCGCCACAGCACGAGCTTTGCTTGTTCGCAACCAAAGCGGACTTCGAGTTCCCAAACGGCAGACCGGTGGACGTGATCCGCGTGACGAAGATGCCGTCGTCGGAAATGATCCACCCTACGCAAAAGCCGACAGAGTTGTTCGAGAAGCTCATCAAGGTTACTACGCTGCCCGGAGCGCTCGTAGTTGATCCGTTCGCCGGGAGCGGCACGACTGCCATCGCGGCCATCAACACAGGTCGTCATTTCTTGTGCAGCGAGATTGACCACACGCACTTTACAGCGTCCTGCAGACGCGTTTCAGCGTGCAAACGAGATTATGCGCTGAGAGCCGAAATGCGCGATCAAGACCCGTTTAAGCCCTAACCCTCGACCGGCAGGGGCATAACGCGAAATAACGCGTTATTAAACGTTATTAGAGGTATTTTCAGAGAGGAGGTTACCCGATGGGGACGATGATACAGCCGCCGACCGAAAAAGCGGCAAAACCGCAGTTTGAGCTGGGCGCGCTGATCGCTCCGGACGGCATCCAAGATTCACGCTACCTCAAAGCACGCGAATCATTCTGGGAGTACTGCAAACTGATCAATCCCAAGTTCTTCAAGGATGATCGAACATACCTTCACGAGCTGGCCGACGACCTGCAGGCTTTCTACGAACGCCGCTTGATCAACCCGAAAACAGGGCAGCCGTTTTTGAAGTTCATGATGAACCTCCCGCCCAGGCACGGTAAGAGCTATATCCTGACCCTGTTGTGCCAATGGATTTTCGGTAAGAATTTCCTCGAGCAAATTATCACCGTCAGCTATAACGAAACGCTGAGCGGGCGATTCGCTCGCAATGTGCGCGACGGGATCGACGCTACAAAGGCCGACGAAAAGATCACGATCTTCAGCGACGCGTTCCCGACGGTACACATCAAGTTTGGCGACGCCGCCACCCAGATGTGGGCGCTCGAAGGGAGCTTTTTTTCATACCTTGCTACGGGCTTCGGCGGAACGATCACTGGTATCGGCTGCTCGGTCGGGATCATTGACGATCCGATCAAATCCGCGAAAGAGGCATACAACGACCGAGTGCTCGAGGAGCAATGGTCGTGGTACACCGACACCTTCATTTCGCGTCTTGAAGAGGGCGCGCTGCAGATCATCAACATGACACGTTGGTCGACCAAAGATTTGTGCGGAAAGCTCCTTGATGAAGAGCCGGAAGACTGGTACGTCTTCAAGCGTCGTGCTTATAACAAAGAGACAAAACAGATGCTCTGCCCGTCGCTTTTGAGTTTCCAAACGTATCAGGATAAAACGCGCAAGATGTCTTCCCCGATTGCGGAAGCCAACTACAACCAAGAACCGGTTGACATTCAGGGCAGACTGTATGCCACGTTTGAAACTTACGATCATCTGCCGGATCGGTTCGACCGGATTATTTCGTACACCGACACAGCGGACGAAGGCACCGACTACCTGTGCAGCATCGTTGCCGGGGTGCGCGAAGGCCGCGCGTACGCGCTGGACGTGATCTATACGCCGAAACCGATGGAAATCACCGAACCGCTGGTTGCCCGGCAGCTGCATTTGAATGGCGTGCAGTTCCCGCGTATAGAATCCAACAACGGCGGTCGTGGGTTTGCTCGCGCCGTACAAGACAAGCTCTGGCAACTGTATCATACGCGCCGCCCGCATATCGAGTGGTTTCATCAATCCGAGAATAAACGCGCGCGGATCCTGACCAACAGCAGCTGCGTTATGCATGATGTGCTTATGCCATCCGACTGGGCAACCCGCTGGCCGGAATACTACACCGCTATGACGATGTACCAGGCGGAGGGGCGCAATCCACATGACGACGCGCCCGACGCTACGACAGGGATCGCGGAGACGATCCAGATGAAACGCGCCAACAAGCTCAAAACCATGAGCAAGAAGGCGTTGGGATTGTGAGGTAACGATCTAAATGCTGACCTATCGCATGAGCAAGGATACGCCAATGACGCCGCAGCGCATGGGCGCATATATCGCCGACTTCAAGACGAAAGAGCTGCCCCGGATGAAAAAGCTCTACGACTATTATGTTGGCAGGCAGAAAATCACCCGACGGACTGGCCCATACGGAAAGCCCAACAACAAAGCCGTACACCCGTACGGTAACTATATTACCGACATCAACGTTGGTTATTTTCTTGGCGAGGCAATCGCCTACTCCAGCTCCACGCCGGATGAAACCGGTGATGAGCAAAAACGTACACTCGCGCGTGCCGTGCAAACGTTCCGTGACGCGCTGAAAAAAGCAGGTGCGGCGTTGGGGATGGGGCTGCTGCATGCCTTACAGGAGATCAACAAGTACAACGATGAGGCGGCGGGAAACGCTGAGCTGGGTACAGACGCCAGTATCTTCGGCATCGCGGACGAGCTGGTGTATATTGACAAAGACAGCGCCATCCGTTTCACGCCGATCGATCCACGCGGCGTCGTGCTGATCTTTGACGATACGGTCGAAAGCGAGCTGTTATATGGTATCCGTTTCTGGGAGAACGTCGATATCCTGACAAGAGCTCACACGGAATACGCGGTATTGTATTCGGATATTCAATGCCAGACGTATCGTCATGAAGGTGGCCTATGGGTTGCAGAAGGCAAACCTGTCGAGCATCATATCGGC